GCCGGCGCCACGACGCTGCTGCAGTGCGCCGGCCATGGCTTCACTGAAGGCAAGTTGATCACCGTCGCTGGCGTCACTGGTGCCCCAGGACTGCCGGCCACGTTCGGTGTCCTGGCGCCTTCTGCTGACGCATTCTCGATTGCGCTGGACACGACCGGGCTCACGCTTGGCGTTTCATCGGCCGCGGCCACGCCGGTAAGTGGAGTGCCGGCCAGCATTGAGCCGCTTCGCCCCATGGAAGTGGCTGCCGCAGACGCCGTGCAGGCCGCGCTCACGCACCGCTTGGTGCTGAGGTTTCACAGCCTCTTGATAGACCCGATTCTGATAGCCGGCCTGCGCGCTTTGCATGTGCACGGCAGCGTGAGCCGCATCTTCACCCTGTCAGCCGGCGCAAACATCGACTCACGCAACCGCTGGGTGTCCATCTTGGCCACCGAGCGCTCAGGACTCAAGTAGCCATGCCAAAGTCGTTCGAGATTCGCATGAACATGCAGGGCCTTGAGAAAGGCATTGCGCGTTGGAAGGGCGGGCTCATCGATTGCGTGCGCCCGGCTGCGCAAGCTGGGGCTCAGGTGCTGTATGACCAAGTGGTTCAGAACGTGGCGGCCATCGGCACCAAGACTGGCAACCTGAAACGCTCCATCTATCAGGTCTACAGCGGGCAGAACCTGAACCCGAAGCGCGCGAAGTACGTTGTCAGTTGGAACGCACGCAAGGCGCCGCACGGTCACTTGATCGAGTACGGCCACATCGCTCGATACCAGGCTTACATCAACAAGCGCGGAGAGTGGAAGACACTGATCCGCCCTGAAATGCGCGGCAAGCCAAAGCCCAAGCGCAATGCCTCTCTGGCGGTCAAAAACGCCTACTACGTGCCGCGCAAAGGTGGTCCGCTGCAAGTCCCGGCCCGCTCATTCGTGCGCAACGCCATCGCGCAATTCCCTGAAGCGCAAGCCGCCATGAAAAAGCGCTTCTACCAAGAAATCCGCTCAAGGAACGTGTTTAAGTGAGCGCTTCAATCCTCCATGGCGGCACGGCAACAGCGGCTGCTGCTGCCACAACGCAGCCAGAGCAACTCGACGCCATCGAAGCCGCGTTTGCCGGCGACATCACCGTGCGCGCCATGGCCGGCGCAGTGGTTGCTGAGGTCTGCACATATGGCACATGGGCGCGCGACTCGCTTGAACCTCGCGGCATGACGCTTGGCTCCCTATCGGCCTGCACGGTCAACGTCACCGATGCCACGATCACATCGTTCGTGTTCGTTGAGGGTGGCACGCCGATCTTCAGCATCCCGGCGGCCGATGCGAGCCTGGACAGCCCGACAACGAAAACCGGCCGGCGCACAAGCCTTGCCGATGCGGTGTTGACCAAGCACCGGATCATTGCGGACGCGACACTGCCGCTTGGTGCGGCGCCCACCTACCTGCTGACGTTTGCGCTGGCCGACACCGCAACGGTGGACTTGGCAATCGCGGGCGGCATCACCAACACCGGCACGGGCGCGTGCGCCTGGTCCATCACCCCGCCGGCACACGTCACCGTCACGCCCAGCAGCGGCACGCTGGCCGCTGGCGGCACGCAGTCTCTGTCGGTCGAGGCCGACACGGCCGGCACGTACAGCCTGACCCTGGTCAGCGTGGGCGCAACGATCACCAATGCCACGCAGTCAATCGTTGCCAGCGAGCCGTCCAGCGGTGCCCTGGTGTTGACCGGCCCCAGCAGCGGACTTGAATCGTCCCTGTCGAGTCTGTTCACAGTCTCCCACACAGGCGCGCTATCTGGCACCGTGGTTGTGACCCCAAGCGACGGCGCTGGCGGGCAGTTCTGGCCTCTTGTCTACGCTGCGGGCGGCGTCATCACGCTCGGGCCTTCGACGCCCACCGCACTGTTCTATTACGCGCCGTCTGGCTCGGGCGCCAAGTCAGTCACACTGACGAACGATGCCGGCCTGACAAACCCGAGCGCACACGCTTTCACCAGCGCGGCAGACAGCCCCGGCAGCGCGACACCGTTCCGCCTGGTGCGTGGCGGGTCAACTATCGGCAGCTATGCCACGCTGCAGGAGTGCAAGGACACTGGCGGCTGGGCATCCGGCGACACCGTGAAGTGCACGGCCGGCACCTATGTGGTCTACAGCCCGACAGACCCAGGCTGCACCCTGCTGGTGGACACCCCTGGCGGCGTACAGACCGGCGTTGACGTGGACACGCTGACCATTGAGTGGGAAACGCCGGGCTCGCCCATGGTGCTGGACTACAGCCGCTATTGCCAGGCCCAAATGTGGAGTGGTGGCCAGCCGCAACTGCTGACGATGGGCATTGACTGCCACGACCTGACGGTTCGGGGCCTGCACTTCCGGGGCGCACGGACATCCATCGGCGCGTCGTGGCTTGGGGCCGCCATCTGGACCCTGACCGATTACCCGGCAACGACAGGCGCGGCGGCCACGCTGACCATCGAGTATTGCAAGTTCTGGCAACACGCGGACGGCATAAAGACCCGCACGCACTACAACTTCAGCACCTATGTTCGCTACTGCGTCTTTGAGGACAACAGCGATGCGAAGGGTTTGGATCACGACATCTACGTCGGCAACAACGCTCTGCTGTACGTCGAGGGATGCACCTTCCGCAAGACCGCTGGCCAAGGTTACCCGCAAGAAGGCATGGGACACTTCATCAAGTCTAGGACGCGGGCCACGACGATCAAGGGTTGTCTGCTGCACGGCTACATGAGCGGCGCCCTTGGTGGTGTTGCGCAACTCATCAACACACCCAACGGCGGCGAGGTCGAGATCACCGGCAATGTACTCAACCACTACGGGTATTTGACCGAAGGCGGGCGCGGAGAGCCGCTGCGGTATGGCGACGACCAGCACACGGCAACGGTTGACACGAACACCGACCCGGCGCTGACCACGCACACGCTGCTTTTCGCGCAGAACACCGTGCGGCAGTACGCAGGGCACGCGGTCGGCACGCTGACCACAGCACGCCCGGTGAGCCTGTTCCCGGGCGGCGACTCGCTGACAAACTTGCTGGACGGTGCAGGGTCTTCGGTGAGCGCAACAGCCACGATTCGCAACAACATCCTGGCGTCTGATTTCACGGCCCGACTGGCTACGTTTGTGGGCCTGTACACCAGCAACAGCAGCGTTGCGGTTGGGGTGCTGGGCGATGAGGGCGCGTACTCTGGAGCAACCATTGCGGGCAGCCCGGCCGTCAATGATGCCGATGCCGAGTGGGCTGGCGACTACACCATTCCGGCTGCCCGCACCGACACGAACCGTGGCGCCCGCATAGAGCCGCTGCCGTCATGGGTGCCGTCTACCGCATGGGAATGGACCGACATCCCAGGCACGGTGTGGCAAGACTACATGCCTTCAGTGGAAGGCAGTGACCCGACAGCATTGGGCGGGTACGCTGCGCAGTGGGCCTATTCAGCGCCCTGCTACAGCGCGGCGCACCATGAGCTGTATATGTTTGGCGGCGGGCACGCAGCAACGTCCCTCAACGCTGCAAGCCGCTACCTGCTTGGGCAGGACTCTCCGACCGTCGAGTTCTTCAACGCCCGCACGCCAGCAGCTACACGCACAGCCGACATTGAGGACGCGGGATACCTGAGCGCGACGTACCACAGCGACGGCAAGCCTTACTCCCCGCACAGCTACAGGACGGCGCTCTACAGCGACTACACCGACGAGATGATTGTGGGTTTGACTGGCATGGGCCAGGGCAACCCGTTCAGCGGTGCTGGCTGGTCATCGCCCGCAATGGCAGCAATCACCCGCGCCGGGACGTGGCGCGCTGCGGGCTACTACCCAGACAACCCCGTGGCAACAGCAGGCGCCTGGAGCGGCCCGCGTTGCATGTCCTATGACGGTCAGACCTACTACTGGTGGAAGGTCAACGGCACGGCAGACAACTCCACACACCTGTCAAAGCTGGACCTGACCACAAAGACGCATTCCGAAATTGGCGCATCGGTGGTGACGTGGTACAGCCGCTGCGCGCAGAGCAGCGACGGGACAATTCTCACACTCGGGTCCGAAAACAGCGGCGGCGCGTGGCTTGCCAAATTCACTGACCCGGCGACAGGCACAACAACATCGGTCACGGTCAGCGGCGATTCGATCCCAAGCGGCAAAGGCATCTACGGCCTGGCCTGGTGCGAGGACCGTGGTTACTGGGTTTCGGTGTGGATGAGCGCGGCCAACGTCTACGACTGGACGAGCCCCAGTGGCGCGCTGATCGTGGCCACGATCACCAAGACCGGCAGTGCCACGGCTACCGCGTCGATCCGCACCATTGCCACAGGTGACGGAGTGCCTGCTTACCACCGCGCCTATCACGGCGTTTTCTACGATCCGGCCTATGGCTGCCTGATCTACGCCGCACACGACGCCTACGTGGTCAAGTGCATCAAGTTGGGAGCCTAAGATGGTGACAAAGGTCCACGTAGTCACGGCCGGGTCCACATGGGCCGTGCCGGCGGATTGGAACAACTCCAACAACTCAATTGAGGCGCTGCCCGGCGGTGGCGCTGGCGGCACACCGTCTGCTGTTGGCTCTGGTACGGAGTACGGCGGCGGCGGCGGCGCCTACGCCAAAGAGGTGAACGTCACGCTCACCGCGAGCAGCACAGTCGATATTCAGGTTGGCGTGCCTGGTGTCTTTCTGGTTTCTGCGCCGACCAATTCATGGGTCAAGAACAACGCGGGCACCAAGGTTGTCCAGGCTGCGGCCGGCGCCAACTCTGGCGGAGGACTTGGCGCCGGGGGCCTTGCCTCTGCGTCCATCGGGTCGGTGAAATACGACGGCGGCTCAGGTGGCGCCGGCAGTTATCGCTCTGGGTCAGGCGGCGGCGGTGCCGGCGGCCCGACTGGCGCAGGCAAAAACGGCAGCACCGGTGCCGGTGGAGCGCCGATGGGCGGCGGCGGCGGCGGCGGTTCATACGGCGCTTCTGCCACAACGCCATCCGCGCCATCAAGCACCACAGGCACAAACGGCGGCCAAGGCGTTGCAGGTAGCGGCGCGGGCGCCGGGTCTTCGTCTGGTGTAGGCGGCGCAGGATCAAACGGCGGCGGTGGTGGCGGTGGCTACATGAACACCGCGACCAATACCGGCTATGCCGGAGGCGCTGGCGGCAACGGCACGATCTGGGTAGACACCGAAGACAGCCTTGGCACGTTTGGCCCTGGCGGCGGCGGCGGCGGCGGTGGTGGCGACATCGGTGCAGCCACCACAGGCGGCGCTGGCGGCGCTGGCGGCTGGGGCGCTGGCGGGGGGGCTGGCGGCGCAGTGGCAAGCGGGACCAAGGGGCCGGTTGGCCCCGGCGGCGCTGGCATCATCGTGTTTACGTGGGAGGTGGCTGGAACGCCTGCCCCCACCTTCACCGGCACCATCCCCACGCTGACCGGCACGCAAGGCGTGGCCCTGGCGGCGCAAAGCCCCACCATCGCCAGTTACTTCACTGGCACGGGAATCACCTACACCGTCAGCGTTGCGCTGCCCACTGGCCTGTCGATCAGCAGCAGCACTGGCGTCATCAGCGGGACGCCAAGCACTGACACCGACTGGAGCGGCTACGTCACGGCCACCAACGGCGGCGGCAGTGACGACAGCAACACGTTTGCCATCACGATCAGCGCGGCCAGCTCGCCCGTGGCATTCAGTGGCACGGTCCCGGCGCAAAGCGGCACAGTCGGCACGGCGTACACGCCCCTTGCCTTGGCGAGCTACTTCACCGGCAGCTTCACGCCATACACCTACAGCGTGTTTTCTGGCGCGTTGCCGGGCGGCCTGAGCCTCAACACAAGCACTGGCGAAATCACGGGCACGCCGACCACCGCAGGCAGCTTCAGCGCAGTGGTTCGCGCAACCGACACGGCCACCAACACCGCCAACACCGGCACCATTGCCTGGACGATCCTGGCTGCGATGGCCACCACTGTGAGCGTCACGCTGACCACTGACGGCTCCACACCCGCAGCATCGTTGACCGGCTTGAAGTGGGCCTACTGGGATGTGCTCACGCCCGACTTGATGACAACGGCTCCGTTGGTGAAGGGCAGCGCCGAGACAACGGACGGCAGCGGCGTGTTGACGGTCGCGATCACCGGAACCACAAAGCGCGTGGGCGAAGTGGGTTACTTGCTGGTCACGAACAGCGACGGCACGACAACGCAAGGCGCGGCACTGCGGGCCTTCGCAGCCCCTGTAGTGGTGTCCTGATGGCCTACGTCTTCGGCTCCATGCGCAGTGGCGGCGGTGCTGCCATTTACGCAAGCATGGGCGAGGGTGCTGGCGCAACCGTGCCCGACGCCCCCACCGACGTTGAAGGCGCGGCCACCGGCGGCACCACAGCCACCAGCACCTGGACCGACGCATCCAGCGACGAAACCGGCTTCCTGGTGCAGATCAGCCCCGACGGCAGCAGCTGGTCCACCGCCGGCACCGTGGGCGCTGGCGTGCAGACGTTTGCGCACACCGGCCTGGACCCAGCCACGCTGTACTACACCGGCGTCACCGCGCTGGGCGCAGCCGGCAACAGCGCGCGTGTGGTGTCGGCCGGCTGGTGGACGGACAACACAGGCGGCGGCGAAAGCGAGATACCAGTTCACTCGGCGCCTACAGTCTCCACGCAGCCATCATCCACTTCAGTCATTGAAGGCTCTGCGGCAAGTTTCTCGGCCGCATTCACGGGCTACCCGGTTCCTGCCGTCCAATGGACCCGTGGATCGACGCCAATCAGCGGCGCCACGTCAGGAACCTACAGCTTCACGCCAACGCTCGCAGACAGTGGCGCGGAGTTCACCTGTACCGCGACAAACATCGTCGGCACCGTCACCACATCGACGGCAACGCTGACCGTGAGCGAACTGGTTGCTGCGCCTTCAATCGTCACAGAGCCGGCCAGCCAAACCGTGGCCAGCGGGTCGCCTGTCACGTTCACTGTGGAGGCCACCGGAACGTCGCCACTTGCCTACCAATGGCGCAGGAACGGAACAGCCATCAGCGGCGCAACTTCAGAGTCCTACACGCTGTCACCGACAAGCGAGAGCGACGGTGGCGCGGCATTCTCTGTTGTCGTCACCAATGCCCACGGCTCAGACACAAGCGCAAATGCGGTCCTGACCATCACGGGCCGCATGGAAAGCATGCTGGTGCAGTTGCTGTCAGCAATCACGCCGCGCGTGTCTCCTGAAATCGCGCCACTAAGCACCGAGCGACCGTACATCACCTATCAGCAGATCGGCGGACGTTCGCTGCGCTGGCTTGACGGCTCTGCTTCTGACAAGCGGCATGCGCTCATGCAGATCAACGTGTGGCACTCGCAGCGCATGTTGGCCACGGACATGGCCCATGCAATCGAGGATTCGCTTTGCGCCACATCGGCATTCGTGGCCACGCCACAGGGCGAGATTCAGACCACCTACGAACATGACCTAGAGCTGTACGGGACCATCCAGACGTTCGGGATTCTGTACCGGCGATAGCGCGAACAGCACCCAAAGACCAGCCGCCAACGGGCAACCGTAGGCGGCTTTTTCGTTGCCCGATGAGGGCGAAATCCAGGCCCGCCGAAAGCGGGCTTTTCCACTCTTGAAAGGCCCACATCATGGCTTACGCATTCCCTGAAGGCTCGAAGTTCTATTTTTCTACCACCTTTGCCGGCGCCAAGACGCTGGCCACGATGAGCAACGCGAACCCGACCGTTGCCGGCTCTGTTGCTCACGGCTACACGGACGGCGACATTGTGTTGCTCAACAGCGGCTGGGAAGACGCCGCCGACACGCTCTGGAAAGTGGACCAACTCACGGTTGACACCTTCAGTCTGTTGGGGTTGAACACTTCCGATACCGCCTTCTACTCTGCCGCTGGCGGCGACAACAGCACCACGCAGGAAGTTTCTGGCTGGACTGAAATCCCGCAGGTTCTGACCATCTCGTCCAGCGGCGGCGATCCTCGCTACACCACGATCAACCCCATCGCGCGGCGCAACTCGATCAACGTGCCAACCGGCTTCAACCCGACCAGCATCACGCTGACCATCGGCCACGACGCCAGCAACGCGACCTACCAAACGATGCTTGGCATCAGCCGGTCGCTGTCGAAGGTGGCCTTCAAGATGGCCCTGAGCGGCGGCGCCGTGACCTACGGCTACGGCTACATGGCCACCAGCGAAGTGCCGTCGATGAACGTCAACCAGGCCAATCAGGTCACGGTTGCGCTCTCCCTGCTGGGCCGTTCCATCAGCTACGCCTCCTGATCCACCGGCCGCAAGGCCACCTCTAGCACCGACCCGGCGCGTTCTTCTTCTTCGCGGGAGAAGGCGCGCTGGGCACGGGCATTCAACTCCCCGCGAAGGACTCACACATGGCCAAGATCACCCTGGGCAAGCGCCCCAAGAATTTCCCGCACACCGTCAAATTCAAGATGCTTGAAGGCGAGGACGGCACCATCAAGGTGTCATACCTCTACCGCACCCGCAAGGAGTTCGGAGATTTCATTGACGCCCGCATGAAAGAAGCGCGCGAGCGTGATGCCGCAGAGAAGGCCGCCACAGAAGCCGTGGCCGCCGCCAAAGACTTCAGCCTTGGCGACATCAAGGCCAAGTCCGTCGAAGCCAGTGCCGAGTACATCACTTCCATCGCGGATGGGTGGGACGTTGATGGCTATCCGTTCAGCTTCGAGTCTGTGAAGCAACTCTGCGACGAACTGCCGGCCGCCGCGTTGGCCATCATCAACGACTACCGCACCGCCATTGACGAAGGCCGGCTGGGAAACTAGCCGGGGCCGCACGCGCGAGCTACCAGAAGCCCGCGAGCGGCCCGCAAAACGGATTCAACCTTGCGCACCTGTACGCAGCCCAAGAGGTTGAAGTCTGGCCCGAGAACTGGCCGTCCTGGGTTCTGTTCTGTGAACTAAGCGGCCAATGGCGCTACTCATTCGGCGGCAAAGAAGCACTCGACTACACGCCGCTTTTCATGCGCATGGATCGCATGGGCCTTGACGACAAGGCATGGAATGAGTTGTTCCACGACATCCGGCATATCGAGTCAGCGGCCATCGAAAAGATGCGCGAGCCTGACTGAGCACACAAGGTAGCCACATGGCAGACACCGACCAACCCAAAGCAGAGCTAGTAGTCGAAACTCGCGTTGACGGCGCCATCAAGCCGTTCGACCAAGTTGTCGAAGCGGCTCAGAAGATGGGGCGCAAGGTCGGCGAGGCTGCGGACACTGCGGCCAAAGGTGTTGACGGTATCGGTGCTGGCGCTGCTGCCGGCGCCGACAGGATGGACAAAGCCACCCGCAGCATCGCGGCGAGCATTCAACGGTCCATCGCAGTCACCAAGGCTGGCGAACGCGGCACGGCTGACTTCTACACGGCTCTTGCTGATGTGAAGGGCATCGACAAGAAGGCACTCGCGCCGTACATCGAGCAGTTGCGCCAAGTGGAGATTGCGCAGAAGGCGTCGATCACCTCGCTCAGCAACATGGGCCTGACGGCCAAGCAGACCAAGGCCGCGCTGCAGCAAGTGCCGGCGCAGTTCACCGACATCATCACGAGCCTTCAGGGCGGCCAAGCGCCCATGACGGTGTTGTTGCAGCAAGGCGGGCAACTCAAGGACGTGTTTGGTGGCGCGGGCGCTGCGGCGAAAGCGTTGGGCGGCTACATCGCGGGCTTGGTGACGCCGTACACGGTGGCTGCTGCTGCTGCCGGCGGAATTGCCTTTGCCTTCAGCGCGGGCCGCGAAGAATCTGCAGCCTACGCGAAGGCGCTGATCCTGACCGGAAACGCTGCTGGCGTAACGGCTGGCCAACTGTCGGCCATGGCGCAAGCCATCGACAAAACGGCTTTCGGAGTCACGCAAGGCAAGGCCGCAGAGGTCATCGCGGCCATCGCGTCTTCGGCAGTGTACGGCGCCGCGAACATCCGGCTCATGGCGCAGGCCGCCATTGAAATGGAGCGCGCTGGCGGCCCTGCGGCCACTGAGACAGCCAAGGCGTTTGCAGAGTTGGCCAAGGCGCCGCTGCAGGCCTCGATCAAACTCAATGAGGCGCAGAACTACCTCACGCGCAGCACCTACGAGCAGATCAAGGCCCTGGAAGAACAGGGCCGGCACGTTGAGGCCGCGAGAGTGGCGCAAGAGGCGTTTGCAAACGCGACCATTGACCGCGCGCCGCAAATGGTCGATCAGTTGGGCTACGTTGAAAGGGCCTGGAAGGGCGTTTCCGGGGCAGTTGCCGAAGCATGGGACAAGATGAAGGACATCGGCCGCGACGGCGGTACGGTGGGCGCTTTGCGCGAGGCCGAAAGCAAGATCGGGCCGGGCCGGCGCCGCACCTATGTGGGTGAAATGGAGAACCTTGCCGCGCTTGAGCAGGGCGCGAAGTATGAGGCTCTGAGCGCAGCCTACACCGCAGAGCAAGCCAAACAAGTCAAACTGCTGGCCGAGTACCGCAAGGATGATGCGAAGTACCTCAAGCCGCTTGCGCAGTACCAAAGGGAAGTGACGCAGGCAGTCAATGAAGGCATCGCAGCGCAGGCTTCGGCAGAGGAAATCCAGCTTCGTGTGGCCGCTGCGAACAAGAAATACAACGACAGCTTCAAGAACGGCGCCGGCTCTGCCAATAGGGAACTTGAGGCAGAAAACGACCTCATGGCCAAGCTGTCTGGCCTGACTACCACCTACAACAACGACATCCAGCGCCTGAACAATCTGCGCGCCAGGGGCGTGCTGTCGGAAGAGCGGTACGCCAAAGCGGTGCAAGAACTGGTTTCCGCGCAGCCGTACATGGTCCGCTACACCAGGGAGTTGACGGAAGCGGAGCGAGCCCGCAACAAGGAACTGGAAGACGCCACCAAGGTCCGTGACCGCTACGCCGAAGGCATCGAAACCAGCATTGCCGGCGCGGCCAAGGAAACGCAGAGTCTTCAGGATCAGTTGGTGCAACTGAGCATGGGCAAAGAAGCCCTGAATGAGCGCATCGCACTGCGGCTTGAGGATCAAGCGCTTGCCGCTGACAGCGCGGCCAGGTGGACTGCCGTCACAGAGATTGAGGCTGAAGGCTACCGCCGGCTTGCAGAACAACTGCGCGCCACTGCGAGAGCGCGCCGCGAACTCACACAGGGCCAGATCGAGAAAGACCTTCTGGACGCGAACAAGAAGGCCGCTGACCGTGCCTTGCGCGAGTGGGAGCGCGCAGCAGACCAGATCGGCGCGAACCTTGCCGATGCGCTGATTGAAGGCGGCGACAGCGCGGCGAAGTACATCGAGCGCTTGTTCAAGAACATGGTGTTGCAGCCTATCGTGCAGGCCGCGATTCAGCCGTTCGTCAACGCCGGCATCGGGGCCATTGGCGGCGGCGCATCGGGCCTTGGGTCCACCGTTGGCGCGGCTGCAGGCCTGGGCTCGCTGGGCGCGTTTGGCGCCTTCGGCACTGCGTTCGGCATGGGCTCTGCGCTGACCGGCGCTGGCGGCATCGGTACGGCTCTTGGCGCATCCGGGACCATGATCGGCGCGGGCAACTATGCCGGCGGCTTCGGCATGGGCGCTGGCGCGCTTGCCGGCCCGGCCGCGATTGCCGCGATCTACGCCAACGTGGCCAGTTCAGCTTACGACGATGGGTTCCGGCGCAACCAGGCGCGCAACGTCATCAATCCTGCCGGCGGCGCGCTTCTTGGCGGTATTGGCGGGTTGTATGGCAGCCTGTCTGCTGACGTGGCCACCGGCCTGTCGAAGCTGGGCCTGAGTGACAAGTGGGCCGACATTTTGTCGGGCGCCACCGCCTGGGCCAAGACTTTTGGCCGCGCTGCGCCGAAGGTCACAAGTCAAGGCATCAGCGGGTCCATCGGCGGCGGCGACTTCACCGGCTCTGCGTTTGCCGACATCATCGAAAAAGGCGGCATCTTCCGCAGTGACAAGAAGTATACGAAGACAAGCGCGCTGCCTGAAGAAATCGGCCGCATGCTGGACGAGTCTGCCAAGTCTCTGCTGGACAAGGCGCAGGACTACGGCGCCGCGCTGGGTCTGCCGGTTGAATCTTTGGGCAACCTCTCCAAGAGCATCAAGATCGTTCTTGGCAAGGACGCAGCCGCGAACCAAGAGGCCATCCTTGCATCGCTGTCTACCTACGGCGATACGCTGGTCGCAGCCTGGGCAGATGCGCTGAAGCCGGTTTCAGAGTACGGAGAGACAACGGCTGAAACCGTGTCGCGCGTGGCCGAGTCTCTGACCGCTGTCAACGATGTTCTGAATCAGCTTGGCCTGACCGCTCTTGAAGCATCCGTGACCGGCGGCAAGGCTGCGGTAGAGCTTGGCAATGCCTTCGGCGGGCTTGATGCGCTTCAGCAGTCTTCCAGGTCCTACTACGAGTCCTTCTACAGCGACTCAGAGCGCGCGGCCAAGGCCACGCAAAGCGTGACTGAAGCGCTTGCCGCTGTTGGCCTTGCGCTGCCCAACACTAAGGACCAGTTCCGCGACTTGGTAGAAGCAGCAGACCTGACCACCGAGGCTGGGCGCACGCAATACGCCACGCTGCTTGGCGTGGCTGATGTGTTCTCGCAGATCACCGACTCTGGCAAGGACTTGATCAAGGCCGGCGAGGGTGTTGCCGAGTACATCGCAGAGTTGCGTGGCGCCAGCACCAAGGGCGGATCACTCGCTGCGGCACGCGCCACCTACGCAACCGATCTGGCTTCTGCCAATGCCGGCGACGTGTCGGCAACGAGCCGCATCGTCAGTGACGCGAAGGCGCTTGTTGACGCTGTACGGCAGGCCGCCACGGACCCGATTGCGCTGGCGCGTGAGACATCGCGCATCGCAGCCGAGCTGCAGAGCCTGCCGGCCATGCAGGCGTATCTGTCGCAGGTTCCTGTGGCATCCGCCGCGCAACCCGCTCAGCAGGCGTCTGTGGCGCCTTCGGCAATCGTTGCGCAGTCTTCGCAGCAGGCGTCAAGTTTCTCCGTTGACAGCATCGTCACCGAACTCCAGGCCAATCGCACGGCCATCGAGACTGTTGCGTTGAACACTGGCAAGACGGTGAAGATTCTTGACCGGCTGACAGTTGACGGAAACGCCATTGAGTGGGTGTCCACATGAAAGTCATTCGCCCCACCGTCATTGTCACGGAGATGCTGGAAAGCAGTTCAGTGCCAGAGCCTGACTCTGCGGAAACTGCATGGTCAGCCGGTACGTCCTACGCAGTTGGTGATCTCGCAATCAGAGCATCAACGCACCGTGTCTATGAGCGCCTGATCGCCGGGACATCGTCCGCACCACCAGAGAGTGACACCACGAACTGGCTTGACGTGAGCCCGACGAACAGATGGGCCATGTTCGATCAACAGGCCAGCACCGCAACAACCGAAGTCGGCCCGCTTGAGGTGGTCATTGCGCCTGGTGCGATCAACTCAGTCGCAGCCATGGATGTCGTTGGGACAGACATCACCGTCACGGTCACGGATGGCGCCGCCGGCCCTGTCGTCTACACGCAGACCATATCGCTTGACGATGCCGTGATTACGGACTGGTATCAGTACGTGTGGGAGCCTTTCGCGCAACGCACGCTGGCCATCTTCAACGACATCCCGAGCTACGCAGATTCAAGGGTCACGGTGACATTGACTGGCAGCACTGCAAGGTGCGGCACTCTGGTTGTCGGCGTGCCATTCGATCTTGGTTTTGTCGAAGGCACTCCGAAGATCGGGATCATCGACTACAGCCGCAAAGAGACTGACGAGTTCGGCACAACCACCTTTGTGCAGCGCGCCTACAAGAAGACGCTTGAGTGCCAGATGGTCATGCCTCGCGGCCAGTTCGCAGCCGCCTACAAGGTTGTTTCAGGCCTTCGCGCAACGCCGTGCGTGTGGGTGTCATCGGAACACCCGGACCTGTCGCCTTTGATCGTGTACGGGTTCTACACCGACTTCTCAATCACCGTCGCCTACACGGCGCATGTGCTGTGTTCGCTTGAAATTGAAGGACTCATCTGATGTCGCTCACCCTGCTGCCAACCCCTCCAAGCCGTGCCGACAGCGCAAACTTTGCAACGCGCGCAGACGCCTTCTTTGCCGCGCTGACCACGTTCCAAACTGAGTTCAACGACGCCATTTCAACCACGGTTGTCGGGGACCAGACTTTCACTGGCGATGCCGTGTTTGGAACGTCAAGCACGAACACTGTCCGCATTCGCGGCGGCAGCGAGGCGCTACCTGCGTTCACGCCGGTCGGTGACGTTGACACAGGGGTCTACTTCCCGGCAGCTAACACCATTGCCTACGCGGCCGGCGGCACCAATCAGATGACCATCACCACGAGTGGTGTCGCGCTGACTTTGGGTGCGACTGTCAACGGTGAAGCCATCGGGTATCGCGGCCTGCCGCAAGCCGCAAAGACGGCAAGCTACGAACTGGTGCTGACCGACCGTGGCAAGCACATTTCTATCACGACTGGCGGCGTCACCGTGCCCGCCGGCATCTTCAGTCCCGCGAGCGGTGACACGGTGGTCATCTTCAACGCAAGCGCCACGCCGCAGACCATCACGCAAGGTTCTGGCGCCACGCTGCGCCAGGCCGGCACCACGAACACCGGGAACCGCACACTCGCGGCCTGGGGCCTGTGCACCATCCTGTGCGTCGGGACGAACGTGTTCGCAGCCACCGGGAACATCACATGAGCGGTGTCCTGGCCATGTTCGCAAACGCTGGCCACGGCGCCGTGAACAGCGCATGGACGCTGCTGCTGCAAGACGTTTCCATATCAACTCCTGGCATCAGAACGGTGTCGGTCACGTTCGGAACCGGTGGCGCCACGACCTGCGTCGGCGCCGGCAGCGCGCCAGACTGGTTCTCGCCACCGACTGCCGGAATCGGCAGCGCATGGAGTGTCCGCGTTTCAATATCGAGCGCAGTTGACTCCAGCTACGGAGGGTCTGCGCTTGACACATGGCACACACTTGGTTCCGCGAGGACGTTCAGCATGTCGAACGGCGGCAGTTCTCTTGAAGGCATCGGCACTGCCACGGTCGAGTTCTCGCCTGATGCCGGGTTCTCTGTCACGACCACTCGCGTGATGACCTGGAATGTCGGGTATCGCGCATGAGAATCTTTGCAGGACAGACAAGACCGAAGCTGGCGGACCTTGACGCGAACTTTGCTGAAAGAGCCGAAGTAGAGGTTACTGGCCCGCAGGCATTCGGCGCCAGGTGCGACCTCACGCTTCTGATGTACGCTGCAATCTCTGCTGGCAGCAATGTGTTCAATTCGACAGACGCGTCATTCACCGACGCTGACATCGGAAAGACCATAGCAATCACTGGTGCGGGACCGTCTGTCGGGACTTCTGTCACGCCTGATTCGGTTACGCTGTACGGGCCGCTGGTCACGACAATTTCAGGCGTCAACTCTCCAACGCAAGCCGTTCTTTCCGCAACCGCGTCTAGAACAGTCGGCTCTGGTGTTGGGGTCCAGTACGTGAAGGACAACGCCGTACTTGAAGGCAGCGCCAAGGCTTTCTATGGCACAGATGACACGGACGCGCTTCAGGACTACTTTGACGCCGTTCATTGGACGGATGGGGTCGCTCGCATACCAAACCCAGGGTGTATGGTTCTCGGGACCATCTACGTGCAACGCTCCAACACAACGGTTATGCCAACCACGGTGTTCCGTCGCCTAGAAGTCCGTGGTGTTGGCCCATGCTTCCGAGTCACAACTACCGGGCTGGCGCAGGCATGCGACAGCAATCTGTTCAAGCCCACAGCAGGGAACATCCTGACCGTCAATCTTGATGCTGCCGGCGAAAGCATGACGGCCACAGGCACATCCCTGACCGGGCTCTTCAGTTGCTTCGCCATCACGAACATTGCATTCAACGGCATGCCTGGTGTTCAGACACTCGGGTTCAAGTGCCACGCGACTCGCGCAGACATCGAGAAGACGGCTTTCAACAACCTGGCTCTTGGGTGGGATGGCGTTTCAAACGATGCCGGCGGCTGCGAAAACTATTGCGACCAGTGGCGCGTTGATCGCATCGCTTTCAACAACTGCGCCGGCATGTTCAAGCAGAAGAACGCGGACGCAACAGAGTGGAGAAGCATCGTCGCGGAGGCGCACTACCCGACCGTAACGGACTGCATTGAGATTTACGGTGGGCGCGGATGGGAGCTTCGCGCGCCGCTGATCAACAACCTGCCAGAAACTGCGCGCATCGCATATCTGCACCAGTGCAAAGAGGGTACTGTTTCCGCTGGGCACTTTGAGCACATTTGGGGCACTGCATTCCGTGTTGAGGGTTCAAACGGGAATACTTGGGTTGATTTGAGAACCTGTGATTTTTACCATCCATCGTCTGCAACAACGGCCGGGATGACATTGAACACTATTGAGTACGTTGGTGCGAGCGGAACAGTTGAGCGCTGCGGATTCTCTCAAAAGCGTTTGACCGGGAAGGACATCAGGTTTTCGTCAGGCGGATACCAGATCGAGAGGAACAACAGATTCTTTGAGGCCGACAACAGCACCGTCAGAACCACGTCAACTGAGATAGTGATCGCTTCTGGAAACAACGGCACGTCTTTCCACCAGCAGTATTTCATCCATCTTTCCACATTCTGGAACGGTAGTGCGTGGCAGTTCACGATCCTCAACATGAACGGCGGCAGCGCACAGACGCCAATCTTCGCCGGACCTCCTAGCATGACCGGCGCCGGCAACGTGAACATGGACGGCTCTGCCAGATGGGGTAGGCCCACGATGGCCATCCCGGTGCAAATAGACGGGTGCTACCGGCCTGTAATCACTGGCGTCTATATCCTGACGATTGCCTTCTACAACGACGCCGGCACGAAGATGACGGTAGCTGACGACAAGACTCGCTGCTACCTACTGGTTAGCTGACGCCATGCGCCCAATACCGCAAGACAAGGCCATGCACATCCTGGCCGGCGCAGTCGCGGCCATGTTCGGCCTCTTGTTCTGCTGGCAGTCAGCAGTTACATGCTGCGCTGCTGCTGCAATTCTCAGAGAACTCTACAACTGCCAGCAAGGCGGAAAATTCGACTGGCGCGATATAGCCGCAACCATGGTGGGTGGCGCTGTTGTTGTCGTGGCTGCAGCCGTTGGGACGGACGGCGTTACTCAATTGCTGCAAGGTGCCTAATGGACACTCAATCACTGATAAACATCCTATTCAGCGTCATCGGTGCTATCGGAGGCTTTGTTGCCAAAGCCATGTGGGACGCGATCAAGAGTCTGCAAACAGAGATGAGCGCGCTGCAGGCCAGCGTGAGCGCGAACTACGTTCGCCGCGACGACTTCAGGGACCACGCTTCGCGCGTCGAGGATGCCCTGATCCGCATCGAAGACAAACTAGGTCACAAGGCGGACAAGTGAACTTCGACACCATCGGCGGACGGCGCTACGTGCTGGTCTGGGCTGTCTACGTTGGGTCTTCGGTCCTGCTGTGGTTCGGCAAGCTGGACAGCGCGAACTACGCAATGCTCATGGTGGCCACGGTGGCCGCCTACATCACTGGCAACGTCTATCAACGGAAAGTTGAGGCCCCGAAGTGATCATCACCATGCAGCAGTATTGGCACGGCAACGAAGCCGCGCACGGCCACCTTCTGACGCCCGAGCTACGCGCCAATGCTCAGCGCACGGTGGATGCGGCAAACGAACTGCTTGGCATTGCGCAAGACGGTGGTGTGATGCTGACGCCAGGCCGGTACGGCATGGTGCGCAGTGGCTGGCGCCCGCCGGCCGTCAACGCGGCAACGAATGGGGCCAGCAAGACTTCGCTGCACATGCAGTGTCTTGCGATGGACGCTGAAGACCCATACGGCATCCTGGCTGCGTGGTGCTTTGCAAACAGAGACGTGGTGCTCAAGGACATTGGGTTGTGGATGGAGCATCCGACTGCGACGCCCACATGGTGCCACGTCCAACTGAAGCCACAGGCCAGCTTTGCCAAGACCGGGCTGCGGTACTTCTACCCATGAGCCGCATCCTGCTTGCCATGGGCCTAGCCCTGGCCGTCGCTGCTGGCGTGCAGACCTACCGCCTTCAAGCGCTCAAGGCCGACGTGGCGCAGGAACACGCAGCGCTGGCGCAAGCCAAGGCCGATGCCGAAAGCCGCGCCCGCGAAGCCGAACAACTCATGGCGGATTCCGCCCGAAAGGCAGCCGATGTCTACGCACGCCAAGTCGCCAAGGTACGCGCTGACGCTGATAGCGCTCGCAGCGCTCTTGCAAGCCTGCTCGACGCTACCGGGGCAACAGGTGACGCAGCCCAAGATTCCGCCGCCTCCCGAAGCGCTGATGACGCCACCCGAGCCAGGGTCGTGGTCGCAAGTTGTGCAAGAACTGCTCAAAGCCTGGCAGAAAACCTTGACGCCGCCGAAGGACGCCTAGCCGCGCTGCAGAACTACGTCACGGCTGTACTCCTTCAAAGCCAGACCTTGAAGTAGCCGCCTACAAACACCGCAGTCCCCTGGAGCCCAGGGGTTCTTTGGGCTCACTCCCAAAGGACCAATCATGCGCACGAACGCAGGATGGGGTGACAACAAATCAATCGACAACTGGGCCGCCGTGATCTGGCGCTGGCTCACAGGCGGGTGATGGTGGCCGTCTCTCCGACCTGTCTCTGTGTTTGGTAGCCAGCAGCCACAGTTGCCACTTCGTGTCGCCCGACTTTCGCGGCTACTCCGCTACACCGTGTTATGGCATCGCGGTCGCCTCAAGGTCCGTTGCGCCAGCTTCGCGCAACTCGCCATGTTGGTTGAGGGTGCCGATCCCCGCCCGGCATTGATCCGATCAGCCCGCATACGGCACAAGGCCACGCAGCCACCTACGGCACCGGCTGGCTCCCAATCGGCAGGCCAGCCCTGTTTGTTTCACCCTCACGGCTGCAACCTGACTGCCGGTGTAACCCGGCACTTACCCGGCTGGTACAACCCGCGCCGGCACAAGTCGCATGCGTGAAGACTGAGGATGCCCGCGCTCTGCCAGCCTTTCGGCGCATCGGTCGGCCTGCGAACAGTGCCGGCGGGAAACTCCGTCATTCATCCTCAGATCAGCGCCCGGCGCCACGTTTCCAGACCCCCGGAGTCCAAGCCATCCATTGCGCCCGTGGACATCGGGCCTGTGAGGGTTCTTACGCTGATCTGAAGATGCTGGTTGCGGAGGAAGGATTTGAACCTTCGACCCTTGGCTTATGAGGCCAATGCGCTACCGGGCTGCGCCACTCCACGGGCCGGATTATTCATCGCTTCACCTGTAGGCGTCAATTCCGGCGTAGCTTTCAGCATTGAACCGTTCAACACCGGGCGCCGGCACTCTTTGATCAAGAGTTCACTCCCCCTATGAAGGCCGAGGTTCCTACGCTGGACACCTAGAAAAGTTGCGCTTGCTGCGCTCAGTGATGCCTGTCTACGCTTACGATATTGGCGTCACTGTTGGCGTCAGTTATCAACCCGGCGTAGCTTTTGTTCGATCCACGCGCAGCCAAGGCCCTAAAGCCCGGCGCCCATCTTACCGTTGATGGCGCCCCGGGCCTGCGCCTTTGCGCCACGCTGACGAAGCGAACATGGCTGTACAGGTACAAGAGCCCGGTTGATGGCCGCATGCGCCAGATCAGACTCGGACACTGGCCCGCGATGGGCCTACCCGCCGCGCTCGCAGCATGGGAGCGCGCCAGGGATCAACGGCAGTCAGGCACTGACCTCGCTGCCGAGAAACGCGCACGCCGCCGCCAGGTGGCCGCAGACAGCCGGGAGGCTGGCTACACCGTGCGCAAAGCCGCTGACGATTTCCTATCGTCCTACAGCGGCACCGTAACCCCCCGTGTTCACACTGAGGCCACGCGCCTTCTCAAGCGTGAGCTATCCGCAATCGAGAATCGGCCTGTGTCGTCCATCACGCGCGCCGATGCCTTTGATCTGCTGGATGCCATGCGCGAGAGGCCGGTGCTTGGCATGAGCCTGCGCAACCTGCTGGGCGCCGTGTGGGACCGCGCCATTGACTCCGGGCGCGTGCCTGGGGATGCCGTCAACTGGTGGCGCCTGGTGCTCAAGGGCAAGCTGGTCAGCAAAGGCAAGATGGTCCGTGGCAAGCGAGTGAAGACTAAGCGCGTACTGTCCGAAGACGAACTGGCGCTGCTGATCCCGTGGCTTCCGAACCTGAGCCGGGACATGGAAGACATCCTGACCATTTACTTGTGGACCTGTGCGCGTGGCGCTGAAATCTGCGCCATAGAGGCGGTGGACGTGTCCGAAGAGGCCGATGGCTGGTGGCTCACGGTCCCCGTGGAAAAGCTCAAGATGCGCCGTATCGAGTCCCTGACGGACTTCAGGGTGCCGCTTGTGGGCCGGGCGCTGGCCATCATCAAGCGCCGGGCTGCGGCTCACGCTGAGTGGCTGTTCCCATCCGAAGGCGAGTCAGGCCACATCGAACAGAAGGCCGTGGGCGCCGCAGTGTGGGTGCACCGGCCCGGGTGCAAGAGCCGGCAGCACATCATCAGGCCGCGATTCCCGGTGGCCGACTTCAGCGCACACGATCTGCGCAGGACCGGGCGCACGATGCTTAGCGCAATGGGTTGCCCTACGGATGTGGCCGAAGCGATCCTGGGGCACGTTCAGCCAGGCGTGCAGGGCGTCTATAACCGCTACGCATACGATGCAGAGCGCCGGCTGTGGCTCACGCGGCTGGCGGATCGGCTTGAGTCGCTTGCGAAGGCTTGACGCGCGCATATTCCGGCGCCTCCGGTAGCGGCCCCTTGCCGCCGGCATCAATCCACGCGGCCACGTCAAACGCAACTGTGGCGCTGTAGCTCCTGCCGGCGATGCCACCCCACTCGCGCAGGCGGCGCAGGGCTTCGCGCAACTGCGCAATCTCCGCGTCCTTGGCGTCCAAAGTAGCCCGCACTTCGGCAGGATCATCGGAAACCATGCGGCAATTCAGGCGCCTGGCTTCGGCAAAGAACTTGTCTATGGTCATGTCAACGTCCTAATCGCTTCAGCGCAAACACGCGCGCCGCGCTTGTGCCCGCGAGAGTTCCTTGCATCCATTGGTTGTTCGTCTGCGATGGCTTCGCAGATGGCGGCGCAGCGTTCGCGCTCGGCAGCCAAAGCGGCATCAATCGCCTTCTGCGTGAACAACGGAACCCATCCTGTGTTTACCGGATCGGTTGCCCACAGGTGGGCGCGGCAGGTAGTGGCGCCAAGATGTTCTGGCAAGGTCCACGCGACTGGCTTCAAGATCACCTTCAATCCCCTTGTTGCACGCTGGCTTGCCGGGTAGCCAACTGACCCCGAATCGCGGCCGAAATCAGCCGCACCTTGACCTGATACGCAGTCTCCACCGGCACGGGCTTTGGCATGACCGCCTTCCATTCCTTGGGAGACATATCGGCCTTCAGTTCATTGCATGGCCGGCACGCAAGGCGCAGGTTCCTGCGGGCATTGGTGCCACCCAGGGCCAGCGGCAGGTAGTGGTCAATGGTGAAGTCGCGGCCCACGGGCTGCTGGCAGTAGCAGCACCGGCCTTCGTACTTGGCGCGAATCCAGGCGCGAAGGTCGCGGCGGGCTTGGCTGTTGATGCACTTCATGGGGCCAGCGCCTGCCGGATAGCATGCTTCCACGTAACGCCGATCTGCGTCACGGGAGCCTCAAGCATGCGCTTCAGCATGTCCTGAAGGCGCTCGGTCTTGTGCTTTTCACGGGCCAGCAGTTTCAGAACCGCGCCGGTATCCATGCGCTCACGCTCGATGCGCTGGGCCGGCGTTTCGTCTTCCTTGAGATATTCACCAAGGCCGTCCAGCACCATGCGCAAGTCGGCCGTGTCAACCACTGAGAAGCGGGCTTCGGGCTCGCCTACTTTGGGCAGGCAGTCGGATAGGCGGTCGGTGAGGTTCACAGTTCCGCCCCACAAAGCCAGCACTCATCCTCATCGTGAGGATTCACGCCAGCACCGCAACTGGCGCAGGCCGTGCAGCCGGCGTAGTCTTCTTCCCAGTCGTCTTCTTCGTTCCAGCATGAATCGCTGTACGTGTCTTCGTAGAAGGCCAGCAGTAGAGCGTGGCGCACGGTGCGGGCATCGTGGCGGCGCTTGATGGTTCGCAGGTTCACAGGTGGCCCTCCAGTTCGCGGCACACCCGGCGCGCTACGTTGCGTGCGCCGTCTTGAATGCCGCTGGTGTACGCGGCTTGGATCAGGTCAGAAACCTTGTGCGCCTGCATGTTCGTGGTGAAGGCCAATTCATGCTCTTCGCCGTTGACCGTGAACCACGCCGTGCATGACGTGTCATCGGGGTCCGTGCTGCTGAGCATGCGGAATTTCGGCGCGCTCATACCGCCACCTTCCGCACCGCCACCGGCAACAGGTCCGACACAGGCCGCGACTCGGCCCATTCTTCGACCTCGCGCAACAGGTAGCCAACACGCCGGCCGCTGAGCTTGCGCCTGCGCGGGAACTCGCCTTGATGCTCCAGGCCGTCAATCGTCGGCTGGCTCAGGCGCACGACATGCACGATCTGATCGGCTTCGATGAATAGCGGCTTCACGGGGGCGAACTTGGGGGGCTTGGGCTTGTCGTCATTCATCGGTAACTCCGAAGTCGGCGGGTGTCAGGATTGGCTTGTCAATGGCTTCTGCCATGTGCAGCAGTTCATTCGTCGGCGTGGATACAGGGTCTTCCGACACGTCCCACATCACCACGGCAGGATCGGCCGTGTAGGAGATTGGCTTGTCGTCATCGTCGTAATAGACCTCGTGGATGGCTCGCCATGTCTCAGGACCTTCGGTGAACTGCATCACGCGGTAATTCCAGTGGGTCATACGGACTCCGGGAATTGGTCATGGGTGCGGCCGTCCAGCAGGCGGCCGGCGGCTTTCTTGCCGACACGCAACATCACCTTGCCTCCAGACTTGGTGCGCTCGTTCTCAAAGCAATGCACCGTCCCTTCGGGCGCGACGATGAATGCAGGCACCTTCTGCGCGTGACCCATTGCGGTGTTGAACTCTTCGCCTTCCATTGGTGGGCGCCATTCACCAAACTGCTTAAACAAAAATGGCACGCCGGCCGCTGCACATTGGTCGCGCAGACTTGTGGGCCAGTCAGGGTGCATCGGCCGCGCCTTTGGCCCAGACTCGCCGCCGCAGATAACCCAGTCGATACGCGGCACTTTGTACTGGCCTTGTTTCGTTGAGCGCAGCCCTTCAAGCGGGTAGTCGGCGTAGGTCCACCACTCATCGCCTTCTCTGCCGTCACGTTCCTTGCGCGTCAGGAATCCATGCTTCTCGGCGCCGCCGCGCCCAATGGTGATGGGGCCAAGCATTGGCTCGACAGACAGGAACCGCACTGTGGCTTGGATGTCCTGCAACTTCGGAATGTCGCGCTCGGCCTCGACTTGGTTGCAGATCGTGGCGCCAAGCCAGACATTCGATGGAAGCCGGCCAGGCATGCCAGGACCTTGCAGCATGCTTTTCACATTGCCAATGCGCTTCGTCAGCAGCAACCACGTCAGCGGCTGCGTGGCGTAGATCAGGTCAAAGAACTTGGCGCGCAGTTCGGGCCGCACTTCGTTGTCGAATGGATCGCACACGCTCGGGAACACCTTTGGCTGCGTGCCTTCGTTCTGAGCCTTTGCAGCCCAGCGTATCGGCTTCTTCCAGTGCTCATCACCATACTCAAGACGCGGCGCGCCAGGGCCCCAGTTGTTGCCAGCCTTCAGCCAGCCGTTCATGCGCGCGGCGTAGCAGTGGTCACAAGCCGGGCTGATCTTGGTGCAGCCTTCCCATGGGCTCCATGTGTGATCGGTCCACTCGATCTTTGAGTTCTCAGCCATCAGACGCTCTCCAGTTGCAACCGCTCGACCGTGACGGCCAGCGCGTCTAGTTCATCCATCTTCTTGATCGCCCACATGCGCCGTTGGCCGTGCGCGACTAAGACTTCTTGCTTGCTATCCCATGGCACTTGTGTGAGCAATAGAGTCCACGGCCCGCGCGTAGTTGAGTAGACCTTGGCGCAAACTCCTGCCCGCACACAGCGCAAGGACGGCGGCGCGCGTCCACTTCCGCCGACTTGATAAACCCAATGTCTACGCTCAACGCCCGCTCCAGCGGAATACCTCTGCGCAGCCGATAGACCAGTGTGTTTGGTTTCACGCCGATACGATCCGCCCACGTTGCAACGGTGGCCGTCACTCCGTCGTGAGTGACGATGCTGTTGCGCGTAGTGTTGTTGGCTTGCTCGCGTGGCGTAGCCCATCGACAGTTGGACTTTGAATAGCCCTTGCTGCCGTTGGCTCTTTCTATCGTCAAGCCGGCCGGCGCCTTTCCCATATCCGCTAGGAAGCATTCAAATGACTCCCACCTTGCGCACACCCGAATGCCTTTTTCGAAGTAGAGCGCCCTAGACTTTCCGCGCGCCGAGTTGGAGCATCGATTCCGCATGCCAACCCAAATCGTGTAGGTGCGGGTGCGAGACATCCCGTGCGTAGTAAGTCTCTCCGCATTGAACCTGGGAGAAGCGCAGCCGCAGCTTCGATGCCTGTCAGCGCGCAAAGCGGTCCCGAAAATGACGCGATGTTCTCCGCAGTCGCACACGCAACGCCATCGCGCTGAGCCGTCAGGCGCGTTCGCTTCGCGCCCGATGACGAGTAGTTTTTCAAACCTCGCTCCTATCAATTCTTTCGCCGCCACATAGCCTCCGAATGGTTACGGCAAGGGCATCCAACTCGTCCATCTTGCGGACGCGCCATAACGCCTTGGTCCCGTGTAGGCCATTATCTCCCTGGTGGCAGGACTTGCACAGGGCGACACAGGTCCACCATTGGCCCTGTTTGATTTCGTGGGCATCGCTCGGGCCTGGCTCATCGCACAGGCTGCACGGCAAGGACTTGACCCGAGCGATGTGGCGCGACTCACGGGCCGTAGGTGCGCGCTTGTTCTTCGACTGCACCCTAGACCTCCAGCCCGCGCATGGCGGCATAGGTGATTTCGCAGCCGTCGCGCAGCACGACTACGAAACCA